GATATATTCATCAGGATTTGGATCGAATATGTCCGGAGAACAAGCGTGGATAAAATGCAGGCCATCTGGCCAGACCACACCAGAATGCCAATCCATTACCGCTCGGAACAAAACAATACGGGGCACGGCCGGCTCAGCCACCCTGGTAAGCTCTCTCTGGTGAAAAAAATTCTGTAACTTTAACCCATAAAGACCGTAAATCTCCTGACAGAATTTCCAACAGATATACTTCCCGCCCTGGTCTCCCTGAGTTTTTGCATAAGACTTATTGAGCATTGCCCGGATTTTATCGTCGATATCACTCATACTTTCACCACGTTGGGATCAAGGCCGAGCTCGGCGCCCCAATGGACCGCATTACCCTTCGTCCAACAATCATTGTAGGTACCAGTGCATGTGCCATCACTGCCGGTATATTGACATTCAGGTCCCTTGAAAAGTGACGGAGTTGCCCAGGGGCATGAGCTGTAACTATCAATCCTTAGCGGGAAACGCTGGGTCAATGGGTTCGGAACCCCGATCGTGAACGTCACCCATTCACTATCACTTTCGGCTGCCAAGTTTTCATAGTCAGCTTCAAGAGCAGCAACCGGGGTATCGAGGTACTTCTCACAGACCCTTATCAGCTTAACATTTGCTCCGATTGCACCCTCTGTCTCATTGACCATATCTTCGATTATTCTGTTCACATCCTGGAAAACTCGCAAAGTAACTCTGGGAATGCTGCCATCACCACTAAACATTTGTTCGCCGATCTGAAGATTGAACTTATCATAAGATTTTTCACCGTACACTATATCTTCGGTGTTGCGGGCTATACGAATAGTTGCATACCCGGGTACAATAATCTGACAAAGCCACAGCCACGCACCACCGCTGTAAGGGTCAATCAAGTCCTGATGCATGGAAGGAGGAATATCCGCGTAAACCGGAAGATGATTCGTCCAAACAACGTCACTATCGCGGAAATATACGTCACTATCTGTCCAAGCTACATCAGCCATTATGCATCACGCAATCTACCAAGTGGTTCCATTGTGCAAGTACAGGCACCGCCCGCCGGCGTAGTTATCTCAACGCCAAAGACCTCCCCTGCAGTTAATATTGTTTGGGCCACGGGCGTTGCTGCCGGGACCGGCTGACAAACAGTAGTCTTGGTTGTCCCATCCAGGCCTGATAGGGTTTGGTCACCTAAAAACTCATCACAGCTACCACCTGTTTTTCCAAATGTTACTACCGCTGCAGCCGCATCGGCCGATAAGGAATGTATTCGAACGCCGAAAGGCAAAAACTCCTTACCTGTTGGTACGGTATATAAAGCCGTCTCCGTATCCGCCGCGGAATTCAAATTAACTCCAGCCACACTTGCCATCATTGATATGACTTTTTCTTTCGCATCCGCCATAATGTATCTCTCAAATAATAGTTAGAATTTCATTTTCGTAGGACAGCACTTCGTTTTCATAAAACAAAGGTAATGGATCTAAGGCTGTTCGGTATTCTCCAATAAAATCGGCCACACTACTGTTTTTCAAAATCCACCGCTTATTCCCTGGATTGCTATCAGGAGCAATGACAAACGGAGAATTTTCCGCGACGCCACTATCATCATCTAAAAAGTACACAGAAAACGAAGATTCAGTTATGACCAAAGCTCCATCCTTGTCATTAAGGATTGCACCGTCCAGCTTATCCAGAGCGCCCGTTCCACCCCCTGTCAAAGCAATAGCTCCATATAAATTTGCCATTTACATTGCTCTCCTTTCTATTTAAGGTGAACTTTGTCGTAAAATGAATCCCATTCTCCAAAGGTCTCCTCGACCTTCAAGCCTACACGTAGGTTTTCTAACAAAGATAATTTCATACTGCGTCTTGTCTTGTTTGTTGGTCCAGTAGAAAGGCACGTCTTTATTGTCCTCGTAAAATTGCATTATCTCCAGCTTGTCCGCTTCCGGTACACAGGGCATCTCGAAGCTTAACGTCCTCGGGTCAAAAGTGAACAGTTTGTTGAGCAACGGGTAGCCGGATGCATAGTCTCCAATCAGGACCGCTTTATCTGATAGCTCATCTCTAAAATTTAGGTTCGGCGAACGTACATAGTAAGGGAAGGTGTTCATTTATCCTCTTGATGCTTGTTTGATGCTCCTTCGATATTTCAGATCTGTCAGCATTGCTTGCATTGTAATCTCAATAACCCTTCGGTCTGAAATCATGTATTCCTCTACCGCACTAATTTCAAGTTTTTCTGAGCCTTCATTATGGATGCGGACATCCATGCTCCTCTCGCCTCCGCTACCCCCACCTCTCATCTCAACAGGAATCTTACCACTCACCAACGGGACGAAAGCTTCAGGCACTTCGCCGGCTTGTACCAGAGTCGGACGGGTAAAAACCCCGCCATGCTGTGCCGATTTCGTACCCATTATACCGGTAGCAATCGGCTCGGCAATACCCCTGTAAATGAGGATGTTCGCTATCATCCGAGTAAGGCTTCGAGCCATATCTTCCATTGCATCCCAGAATTTTTTGCCCTCAAACATCATCTGGTCGATAGCACTGGTCCAGGATTGTGCCATAGATAAAGCAACATCTTCATTTATTCTTTTATGCCTTTCAGCTGCATTATCTATTTGCTTTTCTTTCTCGATCATCGGAGCCCGCCATGCGTGATAAGCCCTCTCCTCTTCTCTGAGCCACATTTCGGTCCACACCTTTTCTATGTCCCTCGCGGCGGCATCCTCCGCCTCATACCTTTGCCGGCTGGCTTCGATGTCCGTCTCTATCCTCTGTCTGGCCATACGTTCCTGCATCTCTTGATTAGTCCCCCCCTTCGCTATCAATTTATCGTAATGCTCAAGCATGGCGCCCGCATCCAAAGGCTCCACACCCACACCTACAGCTCCACCTTCAGCCCGCTGTTTGGCTTTCGCTTCCAGCTCCTCTCGACGGCCGGCAGCTTTTGTGCGCAGATCATTAAAAAACTTTTCAATAGACGTGCTTCTTTGCTTGGTTTCCTTCTCAAGATCGGCCAGCTCCTCCTTCCATTCCTTTGCACTATCACGTAACGCAGCTGCAAACTCACCAAAACCCACGCCATATTGACGTTTGAATAAATACTCCATCCCCTTGAACGCGGGTATAAAATCTATTTTTTCAAGCAATTCGAAATACTTGGCCGTCCCCGCTAAAACGATGGCATTCAGCTGCTTGTGTCTGATACCAACCATTTGAATAGTCGAACCAAAAGCAATGGCCCCCCGGGCCATCATTTCAAAGACCTTGCTCACATTTGCCCCCATGCCTTCGCCGGCAATTGAAACATCCACAAATTTATCTGCCAGAACTTCGATGTACGGTGCCAGTTCAATAGTGGCCGTCCGGAACAATCCGGTCAATACGGCCCGGGTCCTGGTCAAGGCATCGTTGGCCGCCTCCACTTGTGCAGCATCGATTCGTGAAAACGATAAACCTAATTTTTTGACCTCTTCCTGATATTTCGCTATCCCGGCACTTCCCTCCTCAAAAAGATTCAAAAGCTGTTTTCCGGATTTACCAAAAAGATAATTTGCAGCCGCCGCTTTTTCCGCCTGGGTGCTGAGATTTCTTATCTGATCAGCAACTATGCCTACAGCCTCATCCATGTTAAGGCCGATCAGGTCCTTATAATTCAAGCCCAATTTTTCCAGGGCATAAGTTGCCTGGCCGACACCCATATCAACTTCGCCCAAACGGGAACTAAGTGTACTAAGTGCTTTATTGAGAGTTTCGGCTTCTACACCCGCTATATTGGCGCCATGCTGCATTCCTATTAGCGCTTCGGTGGACATTCCCAATCTATCGGCTAATTTTGCCGTAGAATCAATTACCTCCATTTGCTTCTTGAGCATGTAGCCCAGGCCGCCGATGCCGGCCACGGCCAGGGCACCGACCGCCATACGTCTCAAGGCCCGGCCGGTGGAGTCCAGGTCGCGGCGAAAACCGCCCATGACACCCTTGGCCCTGTTCTTCGCGGAAAATTCCGCCACGATCCTACGCTTCAATTCCTTTGCCATTTTTCACCTGATGATTGAAAAAGACGAACCAGGCCCCTGACGAGCCCGGGAAAGCCGCTGTCCGCCCACAGGGGCGATAGTTTCTCGATGCCGCACCTTTTACCGCACGCCAGGCTAATCGAGCCCCAGGGCCACCACGTCGATGATTGCATCACCGGAGCCGGCAGCCACAACAAACTTTAGATTCTTGTTGGTTGTGACATCAATCCCGGCTGCAGACGGGTCCTGCCAAAAGAAAAGACCTTCAGGTTTGACCTTCAGCGCATCAGTAGTTCCGCCCATGATAAGCAAATCGAGAGAACCGCCGCCAAATAACTCGACATAGAGATCTGTCGACCTGTTCAGGACAAACAATAATTTGATGGCCTCCATCGTCAAGTCATTGCCGAACGCATCCTGCAGGGCCGATGCGGCGGTGTCATACAGGTTCAAAGTCTGATTCGCACCGGCAGCTATAGTGAGCTTTTCATGCAAGAGGACATCGGCCTGTTTGATCCCGGTCCCAAACGACCACTTGATGCTCGAGTTGATGTTCAGCTCATCCAGGACCTCTTTCAGTTTCGTCGCAAGATTTTCGACATTTTTCAGGTCGATTACTACGCCCGTTCGTCCCGTTAAATTTGTTGTTGCCATTGGAAAATCTCCCAAAAATAATATTACATGAGCCCGTCCATTGCCTTCATTATTTCCTCGGGGCTCATTCCTTTTTTATCTGCCAGGGCGGGATTGGCTTTGCCACACAATTTCTGCCATATTTTTACAGCATCTCTGGCAGCCTCTTTATTGCCTTGATTGGCTGCAAGCATCGAACCCATTAACAAAGCCCGCAACGTATCAGCCGGCTCTCCAGTCGGCCAGTATTTCTCGGTAACGTAGAGCTCCATTAACTCCCAGCCCGTATGCCGGCTAATAAATTCATTTACTGGACACTTGTACTCTCGGGCCGTTCTGACAAGCCAGCGTCTCCAAGTGTCTTCAATAAGTTTTTTAGGACGGCCGCCTCCGCCTCGGGTCCGAACCCGCTGAGTTTCAAAATCACCCTCGACAAGGGCTCAATATCCAGTGCCGGCCGGCCCGCGATTATGGCAAGCTCGATTTCCTTGAACACCGGTTCCCCGGACTCATCACGCAATGAAAGCTGAATGAGCTTGGCCGTCGTTAGATTGGCATCAGTGCCCTCCGGATTGTTTTTCAGCTGGCGCCAATCCTCCAGCTGATAAGAGGTCAGACCATGGACCCAAACATCAACCCCCGCGACTTGATGTTTTTCTTTTGGTACTTTTAATTCCATGATCGCGGCTTTGATCTGTTTCGCCGTGATTTTCTCCGATACCTTTTGGGCTGGGACGTTCGCCGGTTCTTTTTCGGTGGCCATTGGTGGTTCTCCTTTCTGTTTTTATTTTAGTGCTTGCCGGCCCGGGTGCCTCTGCCGGACCATCCGGACCCTTCTTGGTTTCTTCCTCTTCGAGCTGCAGCGGTGAAGCCGGATCAAATAGCCTGATCAGGCCGCCGCGTAAAAGAAACCTTGCGGTCCACATCGTTATGTCCCGGTCGATGATTTTCGTCTGGCCCCTGATTCCCTTCTGAACGGGCGGGCTGCTCACATCGGCCAGGTACTCAATCGTATCGCCTGGTCTTAACATTTCGACTCCTTAAGGAATATCAGTAAAAACAGCCTTGCCGCTGAATGCGATGGTGACATCAACCGCGATTTCTCCGTCGGCTTCGCTGAATGAGGGCACACTCAGCGACGAGATAATACCGGAACATGAATGGCTGCCGGCACTGGGATATGTGATCAAACATGTGCCCTTCGTACCAGCCTGGAAGTCCGTATTCAGATCATTGTACACACCTCCAGCGGTGGGATCATAAATACAATGAAACGTTACCTCGCCTTCATTCAAAGCCCCGGCAACCTTTTCGATCGCTTGATCGGTACTATCGCAGCTCAGGATGTCGATGATACGACGGGTCCGGGTGCCAGCGAGATTCTGTATTTCACCGATAGTATTGCCATTGAAAGTCAACACCGTCCCGAGCGCTGTTCTTGCGTTGGTTGTCATTTTCGGTCTCCTTCTAAAAGAATACTTTTACACTTTCTTAGAACCTTACATTCACGATCATCTCAGTCACCACGCCGCCCGCCATGCTGCCGTAACTGGTATCGGGGCAACTGATATTCACGGCCAGCCCTTCGCATGCCCGGCCGTATTTATTGCCGCCTAAAAGTTTACTTATAATCAGCTCAGACATGAGGTCCAGCATATCATCCGCATCTTTGCCGGCCGGCAACGTCGTTAGAATACCGTAAAGTTTCCATTCGCCCAGCCACAAGCGTGACGAATCCGTGACCAAATACGGCTCGACATTTACGAACTCCATAATCACATCGGCATCTTTAAAATCCGAAACCTGCCAGTCGACAATCTTCGGACGGACCACTCGCAGCGTCAACAATTCATCCGGGTCCTGCAGACCGTTCAGCTCCGCCTCAATCCAGTCAGAAATTTGTTGGACTATTTGCTCCATCGTCTGAACTCCACGCCGATCTGATCATTGATAAATTTACCCAGCAGATTACCCGCCTTGTCGATGGCCGCTTTCAACAGGCCGGCCGTCCCGGTGATGATCCCCCAAACGGACGGACCCCGTTTTTCTTGAATCGGCAATCTGGTTTCCTTTTGCCTTGCAAATACGCCACGGTGACCACTTTGCATCCGGGCGGTAAAACCATGTTCAATCAGCTCCCTTCCCCCACCTTTTCTGATGCGATATCTAACACCGCGGGCACCCTGGCTGGTCCCCTTAAATTCCAATAGCCCGGGCCGGGTAGACTTCGCCGAAATGGACCCATAGTCTGAGGACCATCTTTTCTTAAGGGCCCGGCCGATGTCACCCTTTTTCATATTGACTACCCTGGCAATCCTATCCTTAAAATCCGTGACTGCCTTATCAACCGTCCGCTTGAT